GCAAGAGAAGTATTGTGCGACCGAAAGGTCGTTTTGAAAATAAGAAGAATTTGCCCGTAAGGGCCCCACAGGCTGAACAAGCCAATACTAATTTAGATATAAAATCAACTGAACAAGTTGATGTTTTTGATATGAATAATTTTACATGCAGAGAACAGTATTTTGAAAAATTAATGAAGAATTATTTCGCTAAATATGATAAGCCATATAATATACATCCAACTTTATGTAAAAAAATGCAAGAATTATTTCCTATGATACAATTTAAAGAAAACATATCAAAGAAGAATTTTAACAAACACCCCATAATGCACGAGATCAGAAGCATATATGAAAACAGGAATATAGTTGAGAACATTAAATTAGTTTATGATGATGATGAAGACAAGTTTTTAACTGCAAGTAGACGATTGATAGATATCAATTCCACACGCTTAGTTAAGGCTGGTTTGGACCCCATTGTGTTAATTCCTCATAATGAGAGTGCAGACGCAGATAGGATTCGTAATGTAGAAACAACTATAAATTCATTTGTTATTCGTGCCAACCAGCTGAAATGCATTGATCAAATCAAAGCAATAAAAGAGCTAGAGAAAGATTTTAAGAAAGAATCTAATGAAAATAAACAGAAAAATCCTCTAGAAAAAGTTATAAAACATTACATGGAACAGGATGAATATAAGGATAACAATTTTTACATAGATACAGAGAAATGTAATATTGAAGAATTTATGGATAATAAACAAAAAGAAATTGACGAGAAAAATGCTGAAAATAAAAAGAAGAAGGATGAAGAAAATAAAAAGAAGAAGGATGAAGAAAATAAAGATAATTCTGATTCACAGCAAGAGGAGTTCCCCACTGAGTACTTGATAAACTTAACTGATATCATTTATTATCTCGATCCTGATCAACTATACAAAATGGCTAGACATCTCAGTGAGGGCACCATAGCAATTGGTACGGCCCACGTTCCCAAATATTTAGACATGGATACACACATTATTAGTTTTGATGGTCACATTGAAGGCACTGTTAAAATCATACCAGATGAACTTAACACAACTGATTCTAAAGTCGATGTGGATGATTGTACAATGGTCATGCGAGCTAATGGAAACGACCATTTGTATCAACACCCACTCGATTACATTAAATGGTTGCAGCCTACAGGCACATATATTATACCTCCTGGTGAAGAGCAGACAGAGAATTTCATACTTAAAACAATAACCCTTGATTCCATTGACACAGGCGCAACACATTATGTGCGGTTCAAAATAGTAAAAATAGTAAATCCTAATCCTGAAGATTATTTGCCAGATGAGATATTTATCAATCAAGACTATACCAATGTACTAAATGACATAGATGATATAAACACTGATAAAGAACTCAATGTCCACAACAAACTAACTAAGATGTATGATACTTGGTACAATTCTTTAATTAATAAACCACAAATCGATAATAAACATTATAAAGAGGTTCCCAAGAAAGATCCATTCCTTGCTAGTATTGAAAAGAATATGCCACAGAATAACAACGCTGTTTGTGATGTTATCAAAATGGATGATACATATGCTATAGGTGTACCTAAGAAAGGTTTCTTTGTTAACAAATATAAAATGTACACTATGAAGACTATGAACTATATAGCTGATTTGAAACGAATAATAAAGCCATCCCTCATAACAAAAATACAAGTTAAAATCATGAATTTAGAAAAAATTGATAAACCTAATGTTAAATCACTTATAACTTTCATACAACGAGAAGAACCAGAACTCAATATCAACACTGAAGTTTTGCCCTTGTTGGCCACTATAATACGAGACACATTGCAAAGTGAAAGCAGTATAAATGCAGTACTGTCTTCAAACATTACTGAAGCAGTCAATTACATCAAGAATAACGATGGTAATATGAAGAGGTCCTTATTTACAAGAATATTGTACTGCATACAATGTTGCTGGGATGGTGGCGATGTCTATGCTTCTGATACTCTCCGACCACAAAATTTTTAAATCAGGCCAACATTACATGCGACCACATGTTTAGGCAGAAACATGATGGTACGCAATATTCTGCCAACTTAGAACAACACGCACAACCTAACACTCCCGACATATTCAGTCCAAATACAGATGATTTACTCAATAATGATTGGTTTCACCCTAATTTACAGAAAGTACCCAAAATATTTTTGCCCTTTGAGTTAACTGATATTTTTACATTTTTGGTTTCTATTGGTAGACTAAAAGAAGATGATACAAGTTATTATTGCACCCAATATGGATTTCCTAGGTTATTGATCAATTTCAAGAAATCACCTCAACTTAGCACACTCGAGCAGCAATTTAACCCTGAACAAGCCTTATTACGTAAATCATTCTTTAAAAAATACAAACACCATGCAGGATTTTCTACATTCATAAAATATCTTCATGTTCTAAATAACATACCTGTAAGTGAATTCAACAAAAACTTTTTTGATGTGACAAATCCAGTTAAAACCCTTTTTGTTAAAACACTTGGAGACCCACTGGATTACCACAATGATGTTATGGCATGGGCTAAATGTAAATCGACTCTATTCGCAGCCGCAAAACGACAAATAAAAAGTGCCCCAGTACCTGACCCGCATGTACTACAGGAATTTTTACAATATGCTTACAACAAAATTGATACTGATATTGGTTATTATTTGAAAAACTTTGGTTACTCATATAAGGATTGGTTTAATCATTTACCTAGTAAGAAGCAACAATTGATACAACCTATACATAATTACTTTCACAATAAAAGTCAGTTAGATCTTACTGACACAGAATTAAAACAGTTGTTGTCATTAGATTATGAAGCAATATGTAAAACAGAAATACAAGACCTTGATGGTAAACCTCGTATGGTTTGTGCCATACCACAACTCATCAAGTACACAATGGGCCCAGTAACCTGGCACCTGGAAGAAATTTGTGAACAACATTATCAGGGTTACTGCGGCTCCATGAACCTCACACAAATGGCTGAAAAATTAAACGATTACATAGATCAAGGTTTCACAAAAGTGGTAGAGGGTGATGGTTCAGCTTTCGACAATAGTCAGGATATTGAATTGAAATCTTTAGACCGTTACATTTATAACCATATTGTAGATAGCATATATCATGTCCCAAAACAATTATTCCAACAATTGTCGAATTTGTATTACAAATCCATGAATGTCAAATATTCCGAGTATAAGCACAAACGAACACTTTTCAACTATTATGTACTAGGCACTGTTTTTTCTGGAGATTGTGACACTACCCTGGCAAATACTATTCGAATGGCTACTTATAATTGTTTCGTAAACGAACGTGTTGGATTACGATACGGTGAGGACTTTGTAGTTCTATCCAAGGGGGATGATTTTTCAGTTTTATATAAACCATACATACCAGACGAATTCATAAGACAAGCCTATGCTACATGCTTCCTCACAAAGCCACAGGCGCCCTATGACATATGTGATACACGAAGCTATGGTATTGGGCAGATATGCAAGTTCCTAGACATTGGAAAGCCGGATAGTTTCAAGTTTTGCTCCCTTCGTTCATGGTATATTGATGATGATTATCACATAACCCTAACACGAGACCCTGCCAAATTGTACTCACACGCACAGTATTCAATAAAAGCAAAATGTTACTCACCAGCTGAAATGATGCAGTATCATCTTGACCTTTATACATCATACCGCATAAATTATCCGGGATTAGATATATTTCAAATCATGGCATGTGCTCATTTACAGCAGTATTACAAATTAGCAAAACATTTTAATGCAACATTGAAACCCAGAACATCCCAATTAGTGAGGAATAATACAGCGCCAATTAATCTCTCAACCACCCTCATGCGAGAATCATTATTACAAGGAGTTACTGATGATGATTTTTCAGATTGGTACCACATACACCACAAGCAGCAACAAGTCAAAATCACAAATGACTATTGGTCTACCATGAAAAAATTGGAACGGGCTAGATTTGACAAACTCAACTCAAGACAGTTAGCAATGGTTAATCAGCAAATTAATACTGAGTTTGATCTGGATGCACTTAGAGTAATGTTGGCCTTAAGTAAAAACTACTTAAGCGATATAAAAATTATAGATGAATACAACAAAGAAAATTAAGACAGTTAAGAAACGTCAGCGCGTTCTTAAGCGCCAGATTAGAAGAATAAAACGTACTACTAACAGAATCAAACGGCAAGCACTACTACGAAATAAGATGATGGCAGCAGCAACTACTAAATCATTTAAAAGAAAATTCAAAATGCTCACTCAGGATTCGAACACATTAACTATAAAAGGTAGAGATCTAGTTTATGCCATACCAGAATCACTCATCAGAACTGATGATAGTTCAACCATAACAGTAATCCCAGCAAATCCGGCTTATTGGACAGGTACTCGTATTGCAGCCATAGCAGCAGGTTATCAGAATTACCGACCTTTAAAATTCAAGGTGACCTATGTCCCACAATGCGCTGTTACTCAGCAAGGTAACGTTCTAGCTGGCACACTTTGGAATACATTACCCTCAATGGAAAATTTACAACAAACTTTAAGAACAAGTCCAGGTGGCATGCTCACCCAGTGCTATAAAACACACACCTCAGATATAAAGATGAAATCTAATTTACAATTCAATTTATTCAGAATTGGTGGCAAGTTTGACCAAGAATCCAACCCATTTATTTACGTGGCCATAGCTATAGCCTGCACTGACGCAAATAATCATAATATAATACCAGGCTATTTCTATGTTGACTACACATACACTTTCAAAAATCCTATTGGACTTACATACGCCTTTTATAACTCAGGGTTAACAAACTTGGACACCAAAACCTTGCATTATCAGAATGATGCATTTGTAGCATGTTATAATGATCCACAAAATGGAATTACACCTGGTATGCTCATACAAATAGATTATGATTCAACTGATCAACCCATTTACACATATAATGATGATATAAAACAACCACCAGGTGACAAGCCGGTCTGGTTCTTTTCAAATTCCACCATAGGCGGTCAACCATCCATGAAAGAGAAACCACGAGCAGATATAGATTTTACGATATTATACAATGATGTGGCAGCAAGGCAGGCCCAGCCCTTCACTATGACATCAAATTATATGTATGTAGGCCTACCTTCACCACCACTCATCCAGGATGAATACAACTATGTTTGGATATTCAATACTAAAACCATTGACTCACAGATTGCACCACTGGAGATAGATAACACACTCAAACGAGTTGTGACCGTTAACCCCATTTTTAACTGGTCCTATCATGATGAAGATGTAATGCCAACTATACAAGAATACATCGATACTGTTAACTATACAGCTATCAAAATCACACCAAATCCACAGCTGAATGATGGCTATATAGTGGTTGAACTTGATCTGGGTAAGGATGTAGCTGACGAAGACCGTAAAAATGTTCAAAAACGCCCAAGAAAAGAAATTATTCTTAACAAAGAAGAGAAGAAGATTAAATAAAATAAGAACTAAAATATTTGAGAAGAGAAGTTCCGCGAAACTCATGCAATCCTTTGAGAATACATTTCCGTATATATATCAGATAAATAGGATGCCTAAAGTCACAGTGGACTACCTCATTGTTGATAATATTCAATTCCCATGTCTCATAGATTATGGAGTTCAAGAACCTAATTATAAAGATGATTATGATACAGACATTTATAATAGAAACTTTGCTTTTCACAGATGTTTATTACAGATGCACAAATACTCTTGGATACTCAATAATTTCCATAGATATACTGATGACACCGACATTTATTATCAAATCAGACACCGCAAACCGATAATACCAACCAATTGTGAATTAACATACACAAAATTTTTCAAAATACTTAACATATCAGAAGGATTAAAATCCAATGATTTGAAACGCTTCATGGCTAATTATTTTCCTTATGCCGATTTAGATTATGATGACTACATGTTCAGTCCTTATGAAAACAATGATACTTATTAAATTTTAAACTATTAACTAAATGTTTATGCACCTAATTGCGAGAAGATCTGGGCTTATGCTTACAGATGCACTCGATTAGGGAAGTATTTTTAACTATTACTTAATATGAACTAAATTTTTATGCACCTAGTAGGAGTGAAGATTGGGCTTTGCTTACAATCATGACTCTCTAGGGAAGTATTTTATTTTATTCTATTTTTATTTTATTATATT